CCACTACCATGAAATGTGCAAAGCCTTCCAGAAGCTTGTTGAGACTTATGATAGGTACATAGCCACTAAGGCTTTTTCCAATTCGTTGGTGCGCGGATACTCAAACGAGATGTCTGAAGAGGAATTTTTGAAACTTGTGATGACTGCCCCTGTTCAAATTGGTACTTGGTCAATGAGAGCAGTAGCATACGGAGGGAAGCTCATTAGAGAAGAGGTCAGCAGTTCTATTCACTCTATTGCAGCAAATCTCAAGTATGGCGAGATCAACAAACCTTTAGAAGGAATGGCGACGTCTAAATCAGGTGTCAAAGCAAGGACCGAAAGGGTCGTGTTGGGGAAAACAAAGAAGAAAGAAGATACTAGGGTTGTGACTTCGTCCGGAGCTGCTCCCAAGAACAATTTGTACTCTGAGACAAGAATTAAGAAAATGATGAACAATCCTAACCTGAGAGATTCAAAATATCGTTGGTACGGCACACAAATTCACCCCACAAGACTATTCATGTCGGATGTCAAATCTAAGACTCTAGAACTCTTCATGTCTGCGATCCACACCACGAAAGCAACCACTATGAGTGATCTCATTTCCCACATTTATGATACGCGTAAGGGTTTCTATTTCACATTATTCCCCAAACCCCAAATCGGTGGCTCTAGGGAGATTGCCATCCAAGATCTCTTCACCAGATGCGTTACTTTCATGATGGAGCAGATTGCCAAAGAAGTGAATGCAAACCTTGAGTCAGAGGCACTAACTGATAAGAAGAAATTTATCAACCAATCAAAGTATGTGACTAAAGCTAGGTCAGAGTATGTCAAGTCTCTTGGTAAAGATGATGATGAATATATCGATTATGTATTTAACAACGAGGACAATACTCGTTGGGGCCCTGGGATGATTCCCGTTAGCTTCTACGTTACGTTACTTCCCATTCTTGAACACATTTCATCTGAGTGCAAAGAGTTCTACCTAAATGGTTGCCTTCAGATGGTTGGTAAAGAGATCGAGGTCCCAAAAGTAATTTACGAGAAGTGGGATAATGACTTCGAACATCAAGCAGGCGGGGCCATGAAAGAGATTGTGTGCAGCTTCCAGAAGACAGGAAAGATCACAGCGTCTATCC